AGGAACAGGTAACAAATCGCCATCTTGCCAAAACAAAAGATCGCCTTGCTTTAAATTCTCAATTGACTTTATAGGCACAGTCTTCGTATCAAAAACCCATGCCATCATATCGTTCTCCATGTCTCGGTCATGAACGTCATAGCCTTTAATGATTATCCTCTGATCATCAGAAGTATTATCAAATACGAGACTGTCAAAGATCATAACTTCGGGGCGATACTGAACTAATAATTTACCCATGAGCGATCTCCTTTTTAAGTTCCTCAAAAACATTGAGTTCATTTTTGAAATCGCCATCGACTACGGCATTACTCATGCCCATTTTCTTTTCAAGCAAATTGAAAAGTTTATTATCAAAAGTATTCTGAGCAACTAGGTAATTGATTGAACATGATTTAGTCTGTCCATTTCTATGTACCCTGTCCTCAGCCTGTAACATTTCCATTGGAGAGAATGATGTCTCAACCATCAAAACATTATTAGCTTTCTGTAAGTTTAAGCCTGTTGATCCAACACCTAACGTAAGTATAAGTATCCTCTTGGCAGACTTTGGATCTTGGAAACGAGATATATAAGCATCCCTATCCTGTTTAGTAGTAGAGCCTGTGAGCAGATCAATTTCTTTTCTATGATCAATATCTACATCCGTAAACAGATAGTAAATATATTCAGCTACATGCACATGATAGGTAAACACAACTAACTTCTCATCATTAGATGCTAAGAAATCTTTAATCCAATCTACTGCTATGTCAGCTTTGCGATGACCTACATAAGTATAAGCCTCTTGGAAACTCTCATGATCTTCCATTCTAAAATCAACATTACAAGGGATGACTGTTCTAACTTTAGGGGGCAGATCTAAACAGTCATCCTTTGTAACTCGGTGCATGTGACGAGCTAACTTGGAGTGTAGTTCGACTTTTTTTGTTAAGCCATCAGCTACATATCCAAACTTACCCATATGTCCATTGCAATAAGTCTTGGTAAAAACATACCAATTATCAAATTCACTTGGTGCTACTATCTTTAATGGTGGGAATAGATCTACAGGTCTATTTATTATAGGTGTACCAGATAAGCCTAGGAAAAAATCCGTAGTTTTAGCCAGTTGTAAAATCGCCTTAGTCCGCTTTGCCTTGGGGTTCTTAATGTAATGGCATTCGTCACATATAATGTATTCTGATTTCCAAGTGGCTTTAGCTTCCGACTTTTTGTAAGACTCGGCTCTCGCATATGAAACGAGTAGTATTTCTCTTCCGCCATCTCCAACTCCTTTAATGTTAGGGTATATATAAAGTGTATAATTAGGTAGTAATCTTTTGATTTCGTTTTCCCATTGCATCATGACACTAGCGGGTGTGAAGATCACAACTCTCTTAGCTTGAATTGCATTGATGGAAAGAATAGATGAAATGGTTTTGCCTGTACCCATCTCATGTCCAAGGATTGATCTGCCATTGTTCTCAATCCAATGACAGACGGCATCTATCTGATGGTCATATGCTTTGACACCAAACTTCTCTAGGCTCTCAGACCAATCATTAGTTACTCTATTTTTGAGAGCATGACTACGTTGTTTATAATTATAAGAACACTGTGCCATATGATCTAGCATCATCTGATTAAGATTCATGCCAAGACCTAGCTTAGTAAGTTCTTTATGGAACACATTAGTTATATGAGTATAGACACTCAGACATTGCTCATTACTCATACGTTCCATTTTTACGACCCACTTTTTTTCTTGCAGCAGGAAATTACAAAATGGAATTTTACTAAATAGGTTAGTGATATTCGGATCTTTAGAACCAGATATATGCAATCGCATATTGGGTTCTAGGTTAAGTTGTATCTTGTCTTGCATATTTGCTCCCTTGTTTGTTTGTGTATTTTTCAATCTGTCAATATCAACTTTATAATATTATAATACGTCTGATGTCAACACCATAATAAAAATAAAATTCCCTAACAAATTAATGCTAGGGAATTCTAAGACTGACAGGAGTGCCAAGGGAGGAGGAGAGACACTCTATATCCTTTCTCTCACAAACAAAAATTTTTTACTATGGCATAGTTGACAAGTTTAAATAAAAATATTAATGGTCAGACGACAGACAATAATATATTATAGACACACGTCTAAGAGAGGAACCTCATGAACAACGACCTGATAGTTGATTTCTTGAAAACTATTTACAAAAACAAACAATCGGGTGTCCTAAGTTTTGAGACACAAGAAAAAGGAAGAGAGATGTTTAGATCCAATAGTCTCTCTCAGCTACTCGAATGGATCTACAAAATGGAACAAAGTCAAAGAGGTGTCCATCTAAGGCAAGCAAGCATGGATGGTGAAAGTAAAAAATGCACCAGAGCAGACGTTGTTGCTATCAATCATTTATGGATAGACATAGACACAGGTGTTGTCCCAAAGATACTGATTGATGATAAAGATTTAAGACCAACCTTTTGTATTAACTCTGGCAGAGGCATCCATTTATATTGGAGACTTGCCAAACCTGTAGATAATCTTATTGGCATTTCTCAATGTGAAAAGATTATGAGGAAACTAGCTGACATATTAGGTGCTGATCCCGCCCCTACTCACTCAGCTTCAACACTTAGAATTCCAGGGACTATGAACTTTAAATATGATCCGCCTGTACAGACAGACAGAGTGGGTGCCGTGAAGTGTGACAAAGATAAAGACTACGAACTGTCAGACTTTGAAAAGTTTATTGAGAAGAACATAGATCCTTATGATCAATTAATAGATAACATCACAGAGGGAATGGGCATATCAAAGTCTGCATCAGACTGGCAAAAGATTATAGATAACTTGTCGGTGAAAGGATCGGACAACGAGTTCGGTGGCAGACATAACTGTGTCACAAAATTAGCGGGTTACTGGACAAGACAGTCTGTAAACCCAGAAGTACAACTCAGAACACTAGTCCAATACGGATGCACCTTAAATGAATGGGAGTGCAGAAACATTATCAATTGGGCATGGGAGAAACACCAAGATGACATTAGCACCGAATCCCGCTGATCCAACCACACATATATTACAACAGGTTCAAACGGCTCAGGCTCGTGGAACCCGACCGAACATACGAGACATACTCGGACATTGTATAGATGCTTTAATTATAAGATTCAGACAGAACGGGTCTGACATTTTGCATAATAACGATATGTTTTTTCGCTACGCAGCGAAGGAAGGCATATGGAAAGTAGCAGACATTGTAGACATAAAGACGGACATAGATGAATGGTTTAGGTCTGCAATCAATCTGGTACCCACAAAACAATTCAGGTCAGAAGTTTTGGAAGGCTTGATGATGAGGGTTCACAAATCTGATGTGCCATGGGGTAATGTTAGAAACATTATCATTTGTAAGAACTTGATAGCTTACGACTTGGATAAAGGTCAGACTGTGACTGTCAAAAAAGACTGGTATCTTAGAGAAGAAAATTTATTGAATGTTGACTGGAATACTAATGGAGCATGTCCTGTCTGGGACACGGCAATGCAAAAACTATTCTCACATTTTACTGATCCAACTGAGCGATCTGAAGTTATCCAGTTAGTAGAAGAATGGATGGGAACAACTTTATATAGACACAATAGACCTAGAGCTTTGTCTAAATGTTTGTTCCTGTATGGAGAAAGACGAACAGGTAAATCAACAATACTGGATGTGCCACGTCAGATCTTCGGAGAAAAATTAGCTACCGCCATAGACTTACAAGAACTAAGTGGGTTTGGTGCGGAGGCTCTAATGAATAAAGCGGTATGGCTTTCTGATGAAATTAAGGTAGGAACAGTCATGAATGATAGTGTTATTAAACGTGTCATTACAAACGAACCGCTTTCCATAAAGATTAAATTTGAAAAACCTTTTGAGGGCAGACTTAATTTGACAGTCGGTCTTGCGGGAAACTCACTACCAAAGATTGATGATACATCCGATGCCGTCTACGACAGGATGATCTTTGTCCCGATGGATACTGTGATCGGAGCATCAGCAGAAAATCAAAAGTTAAAAGATGAACTGGAGAAGGAGCTACCTTTTATTCTTGCAAGAATGGTAGACAGGCTTTCAGACATAAGAAGACGTGGTCAGTTTCATATACCGTCTTGCCTGATAGCAAAACAGGAGGAAATAAAACTAGAACAAGATCCACTCCGTGGCTTTCTTGATGAAGCAATTACCTCCGCTAATAATCTATGTGCGATTAAAAATGGGGACATCGTGTCTGCATATCGTGGTTATTTGTTAAAACAATTCGGAAGTGATCAGGCTAAGAACTCAAAAGTGTCAGCAGTCTGGTTGTCTAGACGAATCTCAGAGGCTTTTCCAAACTCAACTGTGGGCAGAGTTGATCAAGGAACAGTCCGAGCAAGGTTTGGTTTACACTTCACAGACAAAGGCAAAGCATGGTTGTCTGCGGGATGGGGTCTAGAGGACACCTTTTATAAACCCGACCAGAAGAGACTTAAAGAAGCAAACATAAATACAGGAGTTAAGTAGAATGCCCCGACCCAATACGATTGGAGAACCAACTGCTATATATAATACTTTGTTGAAGAGAACTCAGTTAGAAAAATTACAATACATCGCACATCAAGAACGTAAAAAAGGCAACACACATGTTTCTGCCGCTAGCATTATAAGGGATGCCATAGACAAATGGTTACAAG